CACCAGATAACGCGCCGTCACGAGCCCGCCCCCATCGATGAGCGCGACGTTAGCGCCCATCGGCAGCGCCTCGGGAATCTCTTTGCGCATGGCTTGATCAAGAACGAACGTGTGTTCGTGGAATGCGATCTCGTTCCAGGGCATCAGAAGCCACTCGACCGTGATCTGCGCGGTTACTTGCTGCACCGGCGTCATACCCGCGCGCTCGATCTCATCGAAATAGATGAGCGCCTTGCCGCGATCGAGCGAGCCGCGACCGATCTCAGCGACGCGCACAATGCCAGAGCCACGCACCGCAGCGAGTGCGAGTGTCAAGTAGTTATGCGCGGCCGTACGCATCGCGAAACGCCTCCTCGATCCCTTTGACCACGCTCGCTTGCACCTTGCGGATCGCGGGCCGCGCTGGGATCGTGACTTGCCGCACAAGTGCATACATCGGCACGATGCGCCTTCCGCGCCGCCGAAAGAGCGCGTCACCGATGCGAAAGAGATCGTCGTAATCGCGCGGTGATCTCCGCCGCGGCACTCCTGCCGGCGTCAGCGCTGCTTCGAGCGGGATTGCGAGGTATTTGCCACGGCGCGGACGGATAGTCGTCGAGGCGCGCGACCGCCCAGCGCTGTCCATCCCCTCATGCACACCCGCGTATACGAGCGCCCGCGCGCCTGCGACGATGCCCACGCCAAGCGTTGCTCCCGCTTGCGTCTCCGCGAGATCATACGCGTACGATGCGGCAAGCCTACCCGTGCGCCGCCGCGTAGCATCGGCGCTGCCCGGGCCACTGCGGTATCGTGTCACGATCTCTTTCACCGCGGATTCACCGACGCGCCGCATGCCAGCGAGCAGCGTGTCCTTGCGCGAGGGGACAAATTTGCGCACCGCGTCAATCGCGCGCGCGAGAGTGCCTTTGTCAAGTCTTACGCGGAGACCTGCCACTGCTTGAGTGCTCCCTTGATCCGCGCCCAGTAATCCGGGTCAACGAGCCGCACGCTTGGGTCCTGCATGCGCTTTTGCGCGGCGGCCGCGATCGCGAGCGCCACATCGAGCGCAAGCGCGCGCAGCGCCTCCGGCACGCTCGCCTCGTCCGCGAAGATCCCCGCCGTGTATGTGATCACGTAGCGCCCGGGATCGAACGGAATGGCGATCCCCGTTGTCTCTGCGCGCCGCTGGATCGCGCCACGCCACGGCGTGATAATGATCTCCGCTGCGGGCATTGTGGTCCACGAGAATCCGCTGTCATATGACACCGCGACCGTCACCACCGAGCGGATCGGCTCATGCAGCAGGGCGATGTCGTATGTCACAAATTTCAGGACGCGCTCCTCGGTGAACTGCTTTGCCACGATCGGCTGGTATAACTCCGCCGCGATCAGCGACTCCGCTACGAGTGCTGCTTCTCGCGCGAGATCGAGCGAGATGCCGGAGCCTTCGCCGAGTGCGCCGAGGACGTCCGCTTCGCTCACGAGCATCGCCTACGCTTGCGCGCTCTTGGGCACGGGACCGACGATCGCCACCGCAGCCACCGTGCCCGCCACAGTGCCGCCGGTCGTCTGGACTTTGCACCGCAACTTGAGCCCTGCCGCAGCATGCACGCCGACCTTCGCCGCGCCGCCGGATGCAGCCGCCGGCAGCGTGCCGTGGATAAGTGCCGGATCCACCGCGACCCACGTGCTGCCGTCGTCGCTCGCTTCGACTGCTGAGATCGCAGCCGCACCGGCCGTCAGATTCGCTGCGAGCGCGAATGTGATGAACGGGCCGTTTGTGTCGATTGCAGCGCCAGTCAGTACGGTTGCGGAGCTCACTGCCTGCGGAGCGAGTGCGATCTTGACATCATGATCTCTGCTCACTGGAACCATTCTCGACCTCCTTATGCGCTAAGGCGCAGAACCGCGAACGCCTCGCTGAAGAATGGAAGCCCGCCAATGCGCCCCATCATATTCACCGCAATGTACGGCCGGCGGATCTCTGTGTAGCGCTGGATCGTCCGATCTTGGCGATCGACCAAGATGTATTGCGAGAAGTCGCCGAAGATGATGCTCTTTGCGCCATTCGCGGGCGCTTCGACGTGATCGAGCTCAACGATCGGCCGACCGAAGAGCGTGGTCACCTGCTCGCCCGGCGTGAACAGCGGCCGGCCTGCCGTGTCGGCGAGTTTCAGGAGCTGCGCCTTGGCAAGCCGATGCATCACCCAGATGCCACGCGAAGCGTAGGAGCTTTTGATCGCCGACATCACATCGACGAGCCCATTGTACGTGACTTGACCGTTGGTGCCGGAGTTCACCACGGTGACCGCAGTGTCTGAGAGCACGCCCAGCGGCTCGCCATTGCCTGTGCCCTTGATGATCGCGCGATCTTCCTTCACGCCCCACGTGTCCGCGAGGAGTCGCAATACCGTGCCTTCCATATCGCTCTGCGAATCGGCGATCGTATGCGGGTGCACAAGCACATCGTTAGAGGTCCACGTATGCAACGCGATTCTGGCGCGCTCCTCCAGCTGCTGCACCACGTCGATCGTGGCACCCGGGATGTACTCGCTCCCCTTCGTGGACTTGATCTTGATATCCTTGCTCGGCTCGTCCACGTCCGGCACCACGAAAGGCGCGATGTACGAGTCACTGCCAGTGGGCTGCACCGATACGTACTGCCGCATCACAGCAGATGGGCGCGCTGCTGTCGCAATCGTCGGCGAGACTTGCGGGCTCACCAAAAAGCCTTCGCCCGTGACTCCCGGCGCTGCGGCCTGGATGTACCGCATTGCTTCCGGCGATGCAGCTCCATTCGCGAGGAATGCCCGCAGCGCACGCATCTCGTCGATGCCGTCGGCCTTGACGGGCATCACTCGCGCGGCCTTCGATTCGACGCGCAGGAGCTGCTCCGCTTGCGCGCGCAGTTCGCGCTCGCGCTCGAGCTGCTCGGCGCGCTTGCGGTACGCCTCGATCTGCGCCTCGACCTCTGCGGTTGCGCGCTCGTAGGCCTCGATCGCTTCGCTCGGCCAGGCTTCGCCGTGCTTCGCGTCAAGCTCCGCGCGCAGTTGTTCGAGCCGTCCTAACAATTCCTGCATTTGTCCACCCTCCGTGTAGAACAACACTTTTCGCGATTGCAATTGCGCGACGCCGCCGCTCGGACGCCGCGATTTTCTGCGGAATCTCGATGCCTAACGGTTGTTCGCCTTCCGCCGCGCGCACTGCTGTGCCCGGGCTCGCACCCCATGGCACGAGCGAGATCTCGACGAGTCGCGCGCGGCGAACGTAGAGAAACATGCCTTCGCGGAGGTCAGCATCGAGTGGAGAGAAACCGACGCTTGCCTCGACAAGCGCACCCGATTTGACAAGCGCATACGCGTCGCGCCCGTCCTGCGAATCCGCGATCTCCGCGCGAAACGCAAGCGCCTCCGGCCCACTCACCAGGTCGCGGATTTGCCCGATGAGTGTCTCGTGATCGCGAAGCAGCTTCACTTTCGCGAGGTCCGAGTACACCATCGCATCAGGCGCCACCGCGACGACAAGCCCGCTTTCTCCCGGGGTCATCGGTGTGTCGTATCGGAGTGCGATACCTTCCACGATCGGCATCTTGGGCGCGATGGTGACCGAAGACGATGTGCTTGTCAAGATTCGCTACGGCTCCGTGAGAATCGTAGTGCAGCGGCAGTTCGGGTGAGCCGGTGGTGATGTGATGTCTGGGGCGAATTCTTCGCCTGGACTTACAGTCGTGCGATCGAGTGGCTCGCAGGTTGGACAGACAAGTTCGTCATCCGCTGTTGACCACATCAGGTCGCGCTCTGCGCGCTTGGCGAGATCGAGGCGCGCGCGATGTATTGCGCCCGACACCTCGGTGCGCGCGATCATCAGCGCGCGTGCCCAGCGAAGCTCGTCCATGTAGCGTGCGATCTGTTTCGCGGATGCACCGCGCTCCGCGAACCGTCGCACCGCAGCGCGCTGGCGGGGATTCAGCGGGATCGGTGATGCGATCTCGGCCGCGATATCCGTCGCGGCAAGCCCGTAGTCGATCCCCTCCGCGATGATGTCGCGGACCTGCTCGCGAAGCTCGCGGCGTATTTGCGTGATGAGATTCGCGCCGCGCTCTTCGGCCTCGCGAATGATCGGCTCCGCATCGATCGTCGGACCGCGCCGGATCTCCATGCGCGCGGTCGTGATCCCGGCTTTCGCGGCCTGTGCGAGCACGCGCCGCAGCGTGTGGGTCACATCTCGGTCAAGCGGTAGCGCGTCCATCAGCTCGCGCGCGCGCTCGATATCACCGCCGGCGATTGCTGTCACAAGTCCGCGGAACTCCGGCATGCGAACCGTGCGCTGTGCGGCGCGCGAGAGCGACTTGAGCAGCGCCTTTTCAAGCTCTTCCATGTAGCGCTGCTGGATGCGCCGCGTGTCCATCAGCGCAAAAGCAGCGGCCCGTGCAGCACGACATCCGAGCCGTACTGGGTCGTGTTGACGATGAGGGTGTACCAGTACGCGCCACGCTGAAGGCCGGCGAGCGGCGCGAAGTTGCTGAAGCGCACCTCCGGTGGATCTCCGTCGATCGTCGCGGTAAGTGTTGCCACCGGCGGTGAGCCGATGTGCGGATAGATCCGCATCTCGGCGGATGTGATGTCGGCGAGCGCATCCCCCTCGACGCGCACAACGAACACGAGCTCTCCCGGGGCCGCGCGGTAAAGCTCGATGTGCGCGTACTCGGGCCCATCGCCTCGTCGCGGTGTGAGCACCTCCCTCATCGTCGCGGCTCCGGGCGCACGACGCGAAGCAGGATCTCCGCCGTCGGCGTGTTGCCCGCCGAGTCAATCCCGCGCACGCGGCACCAGTACACGTTGCCTAGGCGCTGCTGCCCGGGCTCGATTGTAATCCCAACGACTTGCGGTGCGGTGATTTGCGGCCCTGCGACGATCATCGCCGACGGTGCAGAGTCCTGCGCGCGCTCGCGCACGAGCGAGCAGCTCGCCTGCGCGGATGTGATCGTGCGGCCGTCGTAGACCACCGCGTACGACTCGCGCACGTCGTACACGTGATCGATCTCCGCGTCGAAGGGACGCGCGAGCGCAGCGCTACTCGCTAGTAATAGCAGCAGGCTCAGTAATGTCGTTGATCGAGCCACGATAGACCTCCCCTTGCTCATCGCGCGCGTAGCCGAGGAGCGCGCGCGCCTCGTTGCGGGTTAACAGTTGTTCACGCCACCCCTCGACCGCGCGTTTCCACTGCGACTCGCGAGACTCGTCGAGACCTGGCACCGCATCGAAGTCGTATGTGATCTCTACATCTTCCGCGCGGAGATTGAATTCGGGCGCAAGCTGCGCCTCGATCACTTGCGCCAGTTGTGTGAGCCACGGGACTACGGTGTCCGACCACATGCGCAATCTCGCCTCGCGGTAGTTCGCGTACGTCGAGCGATCGAGGCCGATCTTCGCCGACACGACGATCGGCGGCACGCCGAGCACGCCGCAGATGCGAGACTCTACGTGCGCGAGCAGTGCGCCCGGATCGACCTCACTCGGCGCCACTCCGATGCGCACGTACTCCGCACGCGTGCCGTCGATGATTGGCGTGGCCGCTTTGCTTGTCGCATTCGCGCCGAACGCAAGGTCCCATCGCTCGCGGATGCTCTCGCGTTTTTCCGGCGTGGTCTCTTCTTTCGTCACGAGCGCTCCGCGGATCATCCCCTGCGCGGTGACATCGGCGATGTACTGCATGAGCGACGTGTCCATGCGGATCACTGTCTCCAGCGCATCTGCGCGCGACCATGGGCGCGACGGATCATCCGGCCTGCGGTTAATCGCCCAGAGCACATCGTCCGCGGCGAGCATTATCTCGCGGCCATCGACGCGCGTGATCGTGATGCCCGCGAAGTCCCCGGTTGTCTGATCGTATCGCTCTGCGATACGTCCCGCGGGAAGCGGGATGAGCTGGCGCAGGATACCCGCCTGATCGCGGCCACGCTCGCATGCGATGCGGCCCGTGAGCCACCACTGCGCGACGAGCACGCGCACCCACTGCGCCCAGTCCATCTGCGGCATGGGCCGCCAGAGAAGCGCAAGCAGCGGGTGCTGATCCTGCGGCACGCCGCGAAGTCGCAGCATCGGGCGCGCTGCACCGGCGAGCGAGCCGATCGCGTCCAGGCACGCGATCACGAGCGGGTGCTGCG